CAGCACGGCGGGTTCCAGCGGCTATTACAGCACGGCGGGTTCCAGCGGCAATTACAGCACGGCAGGTTCCAGCGGCGATTACAGCACGGCGGGTTCCAGCGGCTATTCCAGCACGGCGGCAGCCACTGGGGCTTATTGCGGTGCAAAAGCAGATGGAAAAGACAATGTCGCAGTCGCAAACGGCGCACACAGTAAGGCACGGGGCGTTCTTGGCTGCTATCTGGTGCTGACTGAGTACGACAATGACGGCAATATGCTGTGGGCAAAGATGGCAAAAGTAGACGGCACCCACATCAAAGAAAATGTCTGGTACACGCTCAAAAACGGAGAGTTTGCGGAAGCAGAGCCGTAAAAAGCACTGCAAAACCAAATTGAAAGAAAGGAGCAGGCCATGCAGAAGCCGAGTCTTACGATAGGCGAATGCGTCCAGATCCTTCGGGACAACAACATCTCAAAGACTGAAAAGGTCTTGGGAGCGCAGATCCAGGCGGGGCTGTTTACCAGCTGGGCGATTCCTTCCGTAGGAACAAAAGAGCCCTGCCCGGACATCTCCCGCGCCGGTTTTATGGCGTGGGTGAAGGACTTTTACAAACTCGAAAAAGTTTATACAAAGGAGGAACCAAGAGAATGAGACTCAAATCGTTCGCCGTCGTCGGCACGGTAGGTCTGCTGGCTATTATCGGCGCGGTGCAGGCGGTGCGTTGGGCCTGCTCCTGGCTGGCCGTTGCACTGGTTTGCTGGGGCGGCTGGGACATCGCCGAGGCCGCATATGCCGCGCCTTGGATTATTGTTGCATCTACTTCCGGGCTGGCGATGTCGTTTTATGGGATGTATGAGGACAACAAACGGTATAAGCGCAGCGGTTACAGCAAAATCGTCCGCAACCATGCCCGGAACCCGGAGTATCCGCAGGATGAGGAGAAGGGCGCATGAAGCTGGAAGAGTTGATTCGGCAGCAGGCCGAAGAGCACCTTAAAACAGCCACACGGCTTGCAACGGAGTCCGCGCTCACGGGAGACATCTGGCTGCGGGTCATCTGCCGGGAAAAATCAGAGGTCTATAGCGCGGCGGCAGATGGGCTGCTCACAGCCCTCCACGATGCGGAGGACGTCGCACATGGCTGATTACATCCACTATGTCACATGGTACACCGTGTACAGCGCCAAGACCGGCGAGGTAGTGGCCGCCGGAACGTCCGCCATGTGCGCTGCGAAGCTTGGATACAAGACCGCCAACAGCTTTGTGTCGTCCGTTGGACACCGGCGCCATGGAAAAAAGCGCCCGTACAAGTGCATTTTTGAGCAGGAACGCATTGATCGTGCGGAGGTTGACTGTCTCCCTCCGCTTCGCCGTTACTGCAAAAAGAAAGGCCAGTATGCGAAAAGGAAGCAGGAATATGAACGGTAGATATATGCGAGCCGCAGAGATTCGCTGGAATAATCGACAGCCGGAACGGCTGCGGCACATCCATCGGGATGAAACTCAAAAACAGCAGGCTTCATTCTGCTGCCATGCTTACCATAAAGGGGATCCTGGCAGATGCGATAAACTGGTTTTTGCCGGTTTTGACCCCGTGTTATCAAGTGTGCAGGCTCAGCATTGGGCGGACGAAAACTGGCCGCTTTATGACCATGTCGACGTCTTGGATTCTTCGGGCCGCAAGATTTACGGGAGGTGATACACATGAGTCAGACGTTAGCCCGCAGAGCGCGAATCAAAGACCTGTCCAACAAGGCCGAGGGCATTTTTCAGTACGTCGGGAACGACAATGTGCTGTTCCGACTCATCAGCACCGGCAACAAGCTCACCAGCGACGTCAACTATGCTGTGGCTCTGTTCACCGGCTTCGCCCGCAGCCATCAGCTGGGCAGTCAGGAGACCCGCCGCACAATCGACTCGATTTATCGCCGGGTCGGTGAGCTCATGTGCCTCATCGACATCGTTCATGCCGCTGCCGGCGAAGAAATCATGCCTGAGCCGTATGAATCCATAGATTTTTGTTACATGACCGAGTACCGCACCATGCTACGGGAGGCCGTCATTCGTGGGATGCCGGACAACTACAAAGGCCCGGCGCAGAACCCCTACACTGTCAGCCTTGTGCAGCCGGGCGTTGGCTACGGCGATGGTTACACACCGGACGAGTACGATGACGATTTCTTTGCCCGTTTCACTCGCCAGGAAGAACCCCGGGACCGGAAGCTCGTCTTCCGTTGCACCAAATCCGAGCTTGACGCCATCAAGCGTTATGCAAATATCATCGATATTAAATTTACCGAGGAGGATATTCACCATGCCTGAGAAAATGAACCAGACCCCTATCGAGATGCTTGACCAACATGTCACCCCGCCCGCAGAGATGCCCGCACCTGCTGCACCTGTCACCCCTGCCCGTCAGAGCTACGCCGAGAAGGTGCAGGGCCTGACCATTGACGAGCGCAACTGGATGCTTGCAAAGTCAAAAGCCGCCGCGATGGCGCAGCTTCCCGAGGGTTTCTTGCCCCAGACCTACACCGGAAATCCCGGTGCGTGTGCCATCGCCTGCGAGATGGCCCTTCGCATGGGCGTTTCTCACCTCTTCGTCATGCAGAACCTTTACGTCGTCCATGGTATGCCCACATGGAGCGGCAAGAGCTGCAAGGCCCTCATCGACAACAGCGGCCAGTTTGCAGGCCGCACCCGCTACCGCATGGAGGGCGAAGAAGACACCGACAACTGGGGCTGCCGCCTGATCGGCGTGGACAAGCTCACCGGCGAAAAGGTCGAAGGTCCGAAAGTCACGGTCAAGATGGCAAAGGATGCCGGGTGGTGGAACAAGAATGGCAGCTACTGGCCCAAAATGACCGAAATGATGCTCAAGTACCGCGCCGCCGCTTACTTTGCCCGCGCCGAGTGTCCGGAGGTCCTGATGGGCGCCAACATCGACTACGAGGTAGGCGCTGGCGACGCCGAGGAAGAGGGAGCGGCCCATGCTTAATGTTGTTGCATTGATGGGCCGTCTGGTCTACGACCCGGAGCTCAAGACCACCCAGAGCGGCACCAACGTGTGCAGCTTCCGCATCGCAGTTGACCGCAGCTTTACCCGGCAGGGCGAAGAGCGCAAGGCCGATTTTATCGACGTCACCGCGTGGCGGCAGACCGCCGAGTTCGTCTGTAAGTATTTCCAGAAGGGCAACATGATCGCCATCGAAGGCAGCTTGCAGACCCGTCAGTACCAAGACAAGAACGGCAACAACCGCACAGCTACCGAGGTTCTTGCGTCGCAGGTGAGCTTTTGCGGCGGAAAGGCCACAGAGAAGCCCGCTGTGCACGATTTCGAACAGCAAACAGAAAATCATGTGCGCGAAGCAAACACCGCTCACAGCGCCCCGCAGAAGTCTCAGAACGTACCGGAGTATTCGCAGGGCAGCGCAGACGACTTCTCGGTCATCGACGACAGCGAAGACCTCCCGTTCTAAGCCGAGAGCTGTGCTATCTGGCTATACGGGCGTGCAAAGGAGGTGATTGAGTGGCACAGGACGATAAAAAGTCATTTGTGGCGTATCTGAGCTGGTTCGACGCGTTAGAAGAATACTCCGACGCAGAGGTTGGGCAGTTGATGCGAGCTCTTGCACGGTATGCCAAAACCGGAGAAGAGCCCGAATTTTTAGACCGCGGGATGCGGGGCAACTGGAAATTTATGTGCAGCGACGTAAAACGGGCGTCTGAAAAATGGGATGAAACCCGCAAGAAACGCAGCAACGCCGGAAAACGCGGTATGGCAAAGCGCTGGGGAAAGCCTGAAGACATAACAAAAATAACAAACGATAACAATGTTAATGACGACATAACAAAAATAACTGTAGATGTAGATGTAAATGGAGATGTAGATGTAGATGGGGATGTAGATGTTGTAAAGCGCGATAACACCGCCGCCGTTGATATGGAGTTATCAAAAATCGTCCAGCATTACCAACGTGCTATCGGCGACTTCCCGCGTTCGGCGCTGGAAAAACTGCAAAAATGGCGGCAGGAGTACAGCACGGAGATGATTTTGCTGGCGATCGACAAGGCCGCAGAGGCTGGGAAACGCTCGTGGAACTACATCAACGGCATCCTGTCTGGCTGGCAGCGGGACGGGATGCGCACCCCGGGGGACGTGGCAGCGAATGAGCAGCGCCGACAAGAGCAGCCTCGCGGGAAGCAAGCCACAGAAAGCACCGCAGAAGCATACGCAAATATTTTCAAGGGGGTGAAACCGTGACAGTGGAGATGATGACAAAGCTCCTTGCGGACGCTGAAGCCTATTTTGGACGGCCTCAGACCGCAGAGAACCGCGCAAGTATCGCGGAGATCTGGGCGAACTCATCGCTCAAGGATGTGCCGGATAAGATGGCCTATAAGACATTCCACGAGGTGATTTCGGAGTGCAGCTGGCAGAGCCAGCTTCTCCCGGCGTGGAAAAAGGCCATCGAAAAGGCCCAGGGTGAGCAGATGCTGGCGAAGCACTGCCTTGCTGCCCGCACCCGGATGCTCAAGTCCAGAAAAGAAAGAAAGCTTCTTGGGTAGGCAAACCAGAACGGAGGACGAAATGCCTAGATACAAAGTCATCGTAGAGTGCAGCGGCCCGCACGGGAACGCGGCGCTTACATACCGCATCAACGCCGCGAGTCAGTTTGCGGCAGAGTTCAGGGCCTGCCAGCTGGCGGGCGACCATTACCCCGAGTATCGGGACATCAAACCAGTGAGAACGGAGGTGCTGAAAAATGGCTAAAATCATAGACCATCTTTCGCAGGGCGAAATTCTCGCCCAGATGGCAGAAGAGCTGGCAGAGGCCGCACAGGCGGCGCTCAAGCTGCGCCGGGCGCTGGATGACTCAAACCCGACTCCCAAGACTATCCCCGAATGCTGGGAGTCGCTGGAAGAAGAAATCGGCGATGTCATGAACTGCATTGACGCACTTTTGCTGGAAGACAATCTGAACTACCACTCATTTATGAGCAAGTGCGGCGAAAAGGCAGAGCCCAAAATGAGCCGTTGGAAGCAACGGTTGGAAGCGAGGTACGCGAAAAATGACGATGACTCCGTGTAAAGACTGCCCTGCACGGCACCCGGTATGCCACGACACATGCCCCAAGTACGCCGAGTTTAAGCGCCAGCGCGGCGCAGAAGCCGCTTACACCAGAGAGATGCTGGACACAGGCAAGGTCTACCACTACGACCACGAGGACCGCCACCGGGAACGTGGCCGCAAGAAGTACATGGGAGCGAACGGAGGAGCGGACAGATGAAACCAAAAACCAAATCTGAGCTGATGGCCGAGTGGGCCAGCCAGCCCGACCAGCTCAAAAGGGAGCGGGAGGTCAAGGCCGTCCGCAAGGCGATGGACGATGCCCGCGCCGTGATGCAGGACGGGCTGACCCGGTACGTCAAGAAAAAGACCAAAGCCCGCAGCATGGCAAAGGCTGAAGCTGACCCATTTGCTGAGCTGGAAGGCTGGGAAAGCATGGAGCAGATCCAGGATGCCTACGGCTATGGCGACATCACCGCAGACAGGCGGGACAAGCTCACCGACCTTTTGGAAGCCCGGGAAGCTGCCAGGAACAGCCGCAAGGGCGCGGACAAGTACCACGACCTTGTGACGGAGATGCTGGAAACGGCCATCCGCCGGGTGGGCAATGAGTACGCAGATATGCTGTTTGAGTATGACCAGCAACGCAGGGAAGCTGAAAAGCAGTGCGAGCAGCTGGCAATGGAAGGGATGATGAAAAAATGAAGGCTGTTCTGATAAGCATCAAACCTAACTGGTGCAAGCTGATTTTGAGCGGAAAGAAAACCCTTGAGGTACGAAGAACCCGCCCAAAACTTGACACACCGTTCAAGGTATACATCTACTGCACCCGTTCATATGACTGGAGCATGAAATTGCCCAAAATCGGGATGGAGAAGATGAACGGCAAGGTGATTGGCGAGTTTGTCTGTGATTCCATTGAAGAGGTCGATATTCCATATCCGGCATATCAGGACAGACTGGATGAATGTTTTACAAAAGATTCATGTGTGCCATATTTCCAACTGCACCGTTACGCATCCAAAAACAGACTTCATGACAATCTGTTTTTCTGGCACATTTCAGAACTTAAATTTTACGATAAGCCTTTGAAGCTTAAAGATTTTTGGGCGATACAACCCTGTACGCATCGCGGAGACTGTTGCACCTGCCGCAGATGGGACGCAAAAAAGCTGATTTGCCGTGGAGAAGCGTTCGGGATCGAACGTCCGCCGCAAAGCTGGTACTATGTGGAGGACGGCAGATGAAGCTGACCCTCTACGGCGACCCGCGCACCAAGAAAAACTCTGCCCGCATCCTCAAAAGCCGCTCGGGCGGGTGCTTTGTGGCCCCTAGCAAGGCCTATGTGGATTATGAGACAGACTGCCTGCGGCAAATCAAAAGGCCGCGCAGCCCTATCTCTGCCCGCGTTAACGTGAGGTGCGTGTACTACATGAAGACAGCCCGCCGGGTCGATCTGGCAAACCTCATCGAGGCGACCACGGACATCCTGGTAAAAGCCGGGGTGCTGGAGGACGACAACAGCCACATTGTGGCTGCCCACGATGGCAGCCGGGTGAACTATGACAAAAACAACCCGCGGGCGGAAATATGGATCGAAGAAATGGAGGACTTTTATAATGACTGAATACATCCGGCGCGAGGCTGTGTTAAAGAGCCTGGAATATACCACGATAGGGGAGGTAGGAGCAGAGAACATTATCTCGCTTACCCTCCGTGCGGCACGAGAAAAGGTTGAAAAACTTCCTGTTTTGCAGGGAAAAGACCTCTTTCCTGCATGGCGCGACCCTGAAAAGGACCCTCCGAAGGTCGAAGAAGATGTGCTGATTCTGTTTGAAACCGCCTGCGGTGGATATGGGATTACGACGGCTCACTACGAAGATGGCACAGTCTTGTCCCAAAAGAGCGCTTTCTACTGGGAAGAAATTTTCGAGTGGGGAACCTACAATGAAGAAAGCGATGATTACTTTATTCCTAAAGGCTGGTGGGAATATCGTTATTTCAACCCGGATGACGTTTACAATAACCGTGTAGATTCTCCCGTGGTTGGGTGGATGCCTTTGCCGCCGAAGGAGGGAATGCAACATGGCCCGCACATGGACACCTGAAAGTGATGCGCCAAAGCCGGGCGAACCGGCCAGCGTAAAGGAGCTGCGGGCCTGGTTTGAGCGCCTGCCGAAAATGCGGGAGCTCATCCGCCAGCAGCAAGAACGCATCTCAAGCCTGAAAAATGCAGCCACCTCAACCACATCCGGGACTTCCGGCGCACCCGGTCGCTCCGGCACCAGCGACAAGGTAGGCCGGAACTGTGACGCCGCCATAGACGCCGAACAGCGCCTGAACGAGCTGAAATGCCAGTATGCCGAGATGCAGAAATCCGCCATCGATGTGGCTTATCTGCTCCACGCTGACGCGGCATCCATCAAGCGCAGCCGATGCCTGATCCTGTATTTTGTGGAAGGAAAAAGGCAGGCGGAGATTGCCCGGATCGTGGGCTATTCAAAGCCGTGCCAGGTCTCCCAGGCGGTTTCTGACGGCCTTGAGCAGCTGGCTGAGATCACCACGGAGCTGAATCTCGGGTGATTTGTACATTTTCCACAACAAAACTGTGGCGTGTTTTTACATGCCTTGGGATTTACTTCTAATCGACTTGGGGTTTATCATGGTACCATCGGCAAAGCCGAAAAGGCAAACCGATGCACGCAGCCTCCGAAACGGTTCCTTCCTTGTGACAGGTTTTCATGCTTTCCTGTTCTCCTTCACCGTTTTGCGGGCTGCTTCTATGCGAGGTTTGGGAAGCCACATAACAGGGCTGGCAGTTTTGTGGAACGGTTCGACTCCGTAACCTCGCGCCGTATGGCGCATGGACTCATCCCCCACAAAGCTGCACGCTTAACCTCCCGTGCCACGAGAGAAAGCTTTGAATCCCTGAGGGTGTGGGTAGACTTCCCGACGGGATGTGCGTCAAACAACAGCCCTGGCGGAGAACCAGGGCTGTTTTATATGGCCGCCTGAGCGCAGTACGGAGCGCGTGTCAGCTGAGATATTGTTGGCTGGTTCGAGTCCAAGGGCGGTGTTTTATACTCCGGTAGCTCAAGTGGTAGAGCGGCGGTCTCCAAAACCGCATGTTGCAGGTTCGAGTCCTGCCGGGAGTGCTTGCATGATCTGACGAGAGCGGGGAGTGCAATAGCGGGGCATCCGGCCGCGAAAGTTCCGGGCGCAGAGGCTTTGCACCCGACAAGCAAGGCCTCTTATTTTGATATTTTGACCGTTCGGATTTTCCGGGCGGTTTTTCTTTTGCATGAGTTTAGAGAGGTGGTGGCGGTGGGCGCACGGCGGCTGACAGATAAGCAAAAAAAGAAGATCGTTGCGGACTATGTGCAGCTCCAGAGCTACCGTGCAGCCGCAAAGCTGAATGATGTTTCAGACGCGACCGTTAAGAAAGTCGTAAAGGAAGACCCGGAGAGTGCGCGCTTGTGTGCACAAAAAAAGCGGGAAAACTCGAAGGACATGCTTTCTTACATGGAGAGCAAGCAAGGAGAAGCACAAGAGCTTCTCGGGCTGTACTTGAAAGCGATGGCTGACCCGGACAAGATCGCAGAAGCAACACTGCCGCAGCTGTCAACGGCATTCGGCACCATCGTGGATAAGTTTGCCATGCTGGGAGATCAAAGCTGCATAGAAGTCCCGGATGATGGGCTTGTAGAGGCCCTGAACGCCGCTGCAGACCTCAGTCCGCCTGACGATGTGGATCTGCTGCCAAAGGAAGAGGACGACAATGCGGAAAAGTAACGGCTTTCGCTGGAAAGTCCTCAGCCAGAGGCAAAAGCAGGTCCTGAGCTGGTGGACACCGCAGAGCGCATACAGCGGCTACAACGGCATTATTGCCGATGGCGCTATCCGTTCGGGTAAGACCTTCGCCATGAGTTTTTCCTTTGTCCAGTGGGCGATGACCTGCTACAGCGGCCAACAGTTTGCCATGTGCGGCAAGACCATTGCCAGCTTCCGGCGCAACGTGCTTGGCACGCTTAAGCAGCAGCTTGCAGCCCGTGGCTACAACGTCAAGGAGCACCGGGCAGAAAACTGCATGACCGTCAGCAAGGGCGGCAAAGTCAACGAATTTTACTTTTTCGGCGGCAAAGACGAGAGCAGCCAAGACCTGATCCAGGGCATCACGCTGGCCGGGGCATTCTTTGACGAGGTGGCTCTGATGCCGCAGAGCTTCGTCAATCAGGCCACAGCCCGCTGCTCTGTCACCGGGTCGAAGTTTTGGTTCAACTGCAACCCGGGCAGCCCACAGCACTGGTTTTATCTGGAGTGGGTGCGCAAGTGCCGTTCCCGCAAGATGATGTATCTCCATTTCACGATGGACGATAACCTGTCACTTGCCGAAGACATCAAGGCCAGATACCGCAGCCAGTACAGCGGCGTTTTCTATCAGCGTTACATTCTGGGCCTGTGGACGGTGGCCGAGGGTCTTGTTTATGACATGTTCGACCGCAAGAAGCATGTTGTTGACGTGCTGCCGGAGCTGTCTCCGAAAAGCGCCTATGTGGCGTGCGACTTTGGAACCCAGAATGCAACGGTTTTTCTCCTGATCCAGAAGCAGACCGAGGCAGACTGCTGGATCGTCACCCGGGAGTACTACTACAGCGGGCGCGAGCAGAAGCGGCAAAAGACCGTGGGCGAGTACGTCACAGACCTCAAGGCGTGGCTGAACGGACTCAAGCCGGAGAGGATCATCGTTGACCCCTCTGCCCTGCCCCTGATCACAGAGCTGCGCAAGAACGGCTTCACCCAGACCCCGGCAAACAACGACGTTCTGAGCGGCATTCTGGACGTGCAGACCATGCTGCAGACCGGGCGGCTGAAGATCTACAAAGACTGCAAGCACACGCTGGAAGAGTTCGGCGTATACGCTTGGGATCCAGATAAAGACGACACCGTGCTTAAGGTCAACGACCACTGTATGGACGCCATCCGATATTTTGTGCGCACGAAGCGCCTTGTGAAACTGAGGGATTGATTTTGAGCACTGTATACACATTCCAGACCTTCCAGCAGGCGCAAGCCGCCGGGGAACAGCCTGATTTCATCCGGCGCTTTGTGAAGCAGCACTGCGCTTCCGAGCCCTACAAGATAGCTCTGGACGCTGACCTGTATGACGCCCAGAAAAACCCGGGGGCTGAACGCTTCGCGCAGGCTTACGCTTTGATGCTGAAACGCCTGTCCAAAAACACAAAGCAGGATGTCCTGCACCCCGATATGGTCAAGAGTAATCTTTTCCGGCGGCTCAACAAGCAGAGAGCCACATACTCCCTCGGAAACGGCGTGGTCTTTGCGGACGATGGCGTGGACAAGGGCAAGCTTGGGCAGAACTTTGACGAGCAGATCCAGAAAGCCGGATATTTCGCCCTGATCCACGGTGAGAGCTTTGGATTCTGGAACAACGACCATCTGGTGATTTTCAAGCTAACCGAGTTCGCGCCCCTGTACGATGAAAAGACAGGCCTTTTGCAGGCGGGTGTGCGTTTCTGGCGGCTGAATCCTGACACGGATATGCACTATATCCTGTACGAGCTGGACGGCTTTACCGAGTATACGGAAAGCAAAATCGGCAATGTGATGCAGGAGACAACGCCGAAGCAGGCATACAAGAGCGTGACCGTCACCACACCCGGCGGCGGGCTGGAAAGCGTGGAGGGCGAAAACTACAGCGCTCTTCCCATTGTGCCGCTGTGGGGCTCCGACCTGCACCAGAGCACCCTTGTGGGGCTGAAAGCCTACATTGACAACACCGATCTGGTGATGTCCGGCTTCTGCAATGACCTGCATGACTTTTCGGAGATCTACTGGCTGTGCGAGAACTTCAACGGCATGACCGATGACGAGCTGCAGGAGTTCCTTGTCAAGCTGAATCTGTACCACATTGCAGGCGCAGACACCAGCCAGGGCGGCAAGATCACCCCCTACACCACCGAGATTCCTGTAGCGGCCCGGGAGACTCTGCTGGAGCTGCTCCACGCCCGGGTGTATGAGGACTTCGGCGGTCTGGATGTGCACTGTGTCAGCGCGGACAGCACCAACGACCATCTGGATGCAGCCTATGAGCCGCTAAACCAGAACGCGGACGACTTCGAGGCACAGATCAAGCCGTTTATCCGGCAGATCTGCGCACTGGCTGGCTTTGACAACGCTATGCCGGCATTCAACCGCAGCAAGATCACCAACACAGCTGAGCAGGTCGCAACGGTGATTTCTGAGGCACCCATCATCGGGCAGGACATGGCCATTGACCTGTTGCCCAACCTGACCCCGGAACAAAAGGAGCAGGCCAAGGCTGCGCTGATGGCTGAGAGCGCAACAAGGGAGGCCGTGGACGAAGAGGAGGACGAAGACGGTGATGAAACGTGATTTCCGACCGTGACCGAATTTCCACCCGCCAGCTGAACCGCCTGCGCCGCCGTATCCTCCGGGTGTACGGCACTGCCCGCCGGGAGATGCAGGAGCAGCTCACCGATTTTCTGAAAAAGTACCGAGCTTTGGACGAGCGCAAGCGGGCGCAGCTGGATGCGGGAGAGATCACCGAAGAGAATTACCGCATCTGGCTGCAAAATCAGGTCTTTCAATCTGATTTGATGCGGGCAAAGCTGGACGGCATCACGCAGACCTGCACCACAGCCCAAGAGACGGCCTACAAGCTGGCCCGGGACGAGCAATACAATATCTTTTCCTTTGGCGCAAACTGGGCTTTCTACGAGCTGGAACAGGCCGCAGGCGTGACGTTCGGGCTGACCCTGTACAACACCGAAGCGGTCAAGCTGCTGCTGAAGGAAAACCCCAAGCTGGTGCCCAACAAGCGCATCAAGAGCGAGAGCAACCGCACCTATGACGCCCGAGTGTTCAACCGCTACGTCATGCAGGGCATCGTGCAGGGCAAGAGCGTCCACGACATCGCCGTGCAAGCCGTAAACGGTATGGCTGATACAGAGATCCACTGGGCCATGAACAACGCCATCACAGCCCTTACCAGCGCCCAGAACGCCGGGGCATTGCAGCAGATGCACAACGCCCAGGCTTTGGGCATCGAGGTCAAAAAGCGCTGGAACTCCACCCACGACTACCGCACCCGTGAAATGCACCGCCTGCTTGACCAGCAGACCGCCGACCTTGACGAGCCGTTTAAGGTCATGGGCTACGAGATACAGCACCCCGGTGACCCCAACGCGGCCCCGGAGATGGTTTACCACTGCCGCTGTGTGCTGTCCTCTGCACTGGGCAAGTATCCCCGGCAGAACGCCATGCAGCGGGAAAACATTGTCACATATGAGGATACAGGCATGGTAAATGCCAAAGGAAAGCCAATCAAAGTGGCCGTAAAGAAAACCGTAGCCGATATGACCTATACCGAGTGGTACAAGTCCAAAGGCGGCACGGAAGCTGAACAGATGTGGTGGGCAAAAGAACGCAAACGAAGAAAGGAGAGTGCCAAGAATGAGTAAACGCGGCTCAGGTAGTTCCAAAATGGCAAGTATTCAAAATGCTAACGAGCACAAGTTTGAATCATTTGTAAATGGCCGCTGGATAACAGACGACAGAAAAGTTGAAGCAGAACGGCAAAGAAAGCTTGCGACTATTGTTGACAATTCGAGATATAAGAAATCACACAACGAAACCATTGACTTTGTGAAAAAGCAAGTTGGCGTTGACCTTAACAAATACAGAACTGGTGATGGTTCTGAACCTTACATGACAACATTTTGGGAAAAAGGCCCAAAAGTTGCATTTGATTTCAAAGGAATGTCTCGCGGCGACTGGGACAAGTTAATGCAGCTAACAACAAAGTCGTATGGAGTTACTTTTGAACAGGGCAATGCGTGGATTGGCTACATCTCTAGAAAGAAGAAAAAGTAAGGTTTGGAGGGATGAACTGTGATTCTGCCGATGGAAAACACCGAGAAAATGATTTTTCCGGGCGTTGGCAAGTATGGCATCCCTGCTATCAAGCCTGAAACGGACATCCGCATTGACAAGCTGGAATGGATCCCGGTCAATTATGCGCTGACGGCCAAAGACAAGGCCACAAAAGGCGTGCATTTTTACAAGGACGACTATCAGTTTGAACGGTTCTGGAACAACCCGGATAAGTACATCCCGCTGCTGCAGCAGTTTGGGGCTGTGTGCTCCCCGGACTTTTCTCTTTACATCGATATGCCGCTTGCGGTGCAGATTTTTATGCACTACAAAAAACACTGGTTGGCTGCTTACTGGCAGATGCACGGTATCCATGTGATTCCTACGCTCTGCTGGTGCGGTGAGCAAAGTTATGACTGGTGCTTTGATGGTGAGCCTAGAAACGCCATCGTGAGCATTTCGAGCCACGGCACACAATCTGACCCATACGAAGCGGAGTGCTTTGCCAAACACTGCCGCAAGGCGCTGGAAGTTCTGCAACCAAGCGGTATTTTGTGGTACGGCAAATGCCCGGCGGAGTTCGACTGGAACGTGACCAAAATCAAGCCATTTCAATACGAGAGGAGGCATTACCGTGAGTAAAAGAGGTTCGGGCAGCTCTGCGAGAGCGGGCAACGGAGGAATAGCTGCTTTTAACGCGGCATCGCTTCCGATTAAGGGCAGCGAAAAACAGGTTGCGTGGGCGCAAGATATACTCCAGAGCGCTTTTGACACGATCGATGCAAACATCAAGCGCACAGAAGAACTGAGCAAACAGGATATTGCAAACTTCAAACGGAATCACCCTGACAAAAAAATGACGGCTGAGCTCAAAAGCAGAATTACTGCGGACAATGACGCTTGGATTGCGGCTGCAAAAGAATACCGGAGCGCCAGCGCTCAAAACTTTTCCAAAATGAACGAAATCCCGGCAAAACAGGTCATTGACAGCAGATATAACTTCTCCGGCGAGGTGATTTTAAGAAGCATCAATTACAACGCAGAACAAAAAAAGCGTAAGAAATAACCATGAAATTTAACTACGACATAAAATTCAACGACAACACCCCGCAGCTGCATGAGGCACTGGACTTGTGGGCGGAGCGGGTGCTTACCATCTGGGGCATGACGGTGCAGGACTACGCCCAGCTGCTTGTACCCACCGGCACGGCAGACAGCACTGGCATTGAGGGCTACGTGGGCGGCGCGCTCAAGCAGAGCCTGACCTACGCCGTAGACCTTGCAAAAAAGACCGTGACCATCGGTTCGAATCTCTTTTACAGCGTCTATGTTGAGCTTGGCACGGGCATCTTTGCCGAGAAGGACAACGGACGCAAAACGCCGTGGGTCTGGAAGGACTTTAACGGCAAGTGGCACTTTACCCGGGGCATGAAAGCTCGCCCGTTCCTCCGCCCGGCGGTGGAGGATCACATTGATGAGCTGCGGCAGATCGCCGCGGAAGAAGGAAACAAGGAGATATAACATGAAGAAAATTTTCGCATCTATCATGCTGCTTGCGGCGCTTTTGCTGTGCGGCTGTTCGGAGGCTGACAAGGCAAATCACAACATCGCAAAGCAGGCGGATTACTTTGAGAGCGAGCGCAAACTAACCGTTTACAATGCCCGTACAGACAAGGTGATAATGGAAGCCGAGGGTTACATGTCCATCTCCAACAACTCAAACAATGAGCTGGTCTGCACCGTCAAAATAGGGCCTAACACCTACCGAAAAAATTATGTTTACCTGAACGATTACACCATGTATGTGGTAGAGGACATCACCGGCACCCATACCGACCCGTACCACTACAAGCTCTATTTTCACACGGACGTTTTGCCAAGCGTGGAAACAAAGCCGTAAAATTTAATACTCAGCGGTTGGCGCACAGCGTCAGCCGCTTTTTTATGCCGCTTTAGCTCAGGTTGGCAGAGCGCCGGATTTGTAATCCGGGGGCCGTGGGTTCAAGCCCCACAGGCGGCACCACACCGGCAGCACGTCCGGCAAATAAACCTTATTGCCAAGCATGGCAGCCCGAGCATGGGCAGAAAGGACTATCACATGGCACTTGAGAGAAAAGACCTCCGCGCGATTCTGGAGGATGAGACTGTGGACGTCAGCGGCAAGATGAAGAAGATCCTGGACATGCTGCACACCGAAACGGACGCTCTTCAGAACCAGCTGGATGACGCCAAGGCCGCGACCGCCAAGGCCGAGAAGGAGCGGGACGCAGCCAACGGCGGCAAGGAAGCCGCTGAAAAGGCGCTGACCGACTACAAGGCCCAGCAGACCCAGAAGGACACCCACGCAGCCAAGGAAGCCAAATTCCGGGAGCTGCTGAAGTCCGCCGGGGTGCTGGACAAGTACGCAGACCGCGTTGTGCGGCTGTCCGGCGAGGACATCGACAAGCTGGAGCTGGACGAAAAGGGCAACGTCAAGGACGCCAAGAAGCACGCCGACAGCCTGAAGGCTGACTGGGGCGACTTTGTGGCTACGACCACGACCACCGGCGCAAAGGTGGACAACCCGCCCACCAACGCCGGCTCCAAAATGACCAAAGACCAAATTTTTGCAATCAAGGACGCAGGCGAGCGCCAGGCGGCCATTGCAGCAAATGCCGACCTGTTTACAGGCGGCGGAAAGGAATAACATATGGCAGCAAAAGAAAATATCACCATGACCACCGATATCACCGTAGCCGCGCGTGAAATCGACTTTGTGACCCGTTTCCAGCGCAACTGGGACCATCTGCGCACCATTCTGGGCATCATGCGCCCCATCCGGATGCAACCTGGCACCGTGCTCAAGAGCAAGTATGCACAGGGCACCCTGCAGAGCGGCACCGTGGGCGAGGGCGAAGAGATCCCGTTCAGCAAGTACACCGTCAAGGAGAAGGAGTACGGCAAGATCATCATCGACAAGTACGGCAAGTCTGTTACCCTTGAGGCGATCCAGAATTACGGCTACGGTGTCGCCGTGCAGAAGACCGATGATGAGTTCCTGTACGACCTGACCGCTCTGGTAACGGATAAGTTCTACAAGTTCCTGAACACCGGCACACTGAAGGGCACTCCCAAGACCTTCCAGATGGCGCTGGCACATGCCAAGGGCGCGGTCGAGAACAAGTTCAAGACCATGCATCGCACCGTGACCGGCGTTGTTGGCTTTGTCAACGTGATGGACGTGTACGACTATCTGGGCAATGCCAATATCACCGTGCAGAACCAGTTCGGCTTCCAGTACATCAAGGACTTCATGGGCTACAACACCATCTTCCTGCTGTCCGACAGTGAGATCGCGAAGGGAAAGGTTATTGCCACCCCGGTAGACAACATCGTCATGTACTATGTGGATCCTGCGGATAGCGAGTTTGCCCGCGCAGGTCTGGTCTACCGCACCGCAGGCGAGGCAAGCAACCTCATCGGCTTCCACACTCAGGCAAACTACAGCACCGCAACCTCCGAGAGCTACGCCATTATGGGCGTGACCCTGTTTGCTGAGTATCTGGACGGTATCGCTGTCGAGACCATTACCCCGGGTGAATCGGTCTAACCTGCAAGGGGGTGACTTTGCATGACCGTCCCTGAGCTGTGCGTTTACACGCACAATTTCTTTGACCGGTCAGACGACCCCATTGCCGGGGAGTTTGTCTTTGAGCCGGATACCGTTCCCGCCGGGGTAGTGCCGGGGCAGTATTTCCTCGTGTGTGGCTCTATCTTCAACGACGGCGTACACAAAGCCGGGGACGGCGATTTGATGGCCGAGACCTTTAACGGTACGGTGCAGCCTATGCGTGTGCCGCCCGCTTTTGCCGCGCTGGCCGAAAAAATCGACGCTTACGACAAGGCGCTCCCGTCCGGCGGCGTGTATGTATCTCAGTCCTTCGGCGGCTGGTCCGGCACGATGGCTACAGGCACGGACGGCCTGCCTGCAGACGGCAAGACCCGCTATAAATCTGAGATCAACCAGTGGAGGAAGATGTGACATGGTCAACGCATTCACTGCATCCACCGTGATGCAGAGCTTTACCAAAAAATTCTGCTTCAAGACCCGCAGCTATGAGCCGGATGGCGTCGGCGGCTTTGTGTCCGGCTGGACGGACGGCCCGGAATTTGAGGCCGTAGAGCGCCACGACACCACCGTGGAGGCTCAGGTTGCAGAGCAGGCGGCTACAGCGTCCACCTATACGCTGCTGGTCAACACCGGTGTGCCTCTGGCTTTCCCGGACTACATCAAGCGGGTGAGCGACGGGCAGACCTTTCAGGTGACGAGTGCAGCCGATGAGGGCAACGCCCCGGCAGAATCCGGCATGGGCCTGCGGGCCGTGAAGTGCAAAAAGGCGGTGCTGCCGTAATGGGTCCCTCTGAGAGCATCAACCGGGCGCTGAACACTTTTTTCAACGGGTTTGGCATCCCGGGCTATCTAGAAGACAACATCCCACCCAGCGCAACACTGCCGTATCTGACCTATCAGCCGACAATTCCCGGCGGCTGGAATGAGTCCGGCACCTTCCACGCCCGGCTTTGGTACCCGAGTGCCAAAGGCCGGACACCTATTTTACAGACCGAAGACAAGATAAGCGCGGCCCTTGCAGATAGCTTGACCATCGAATGCGGGGGCGGCGCTATTCTTTTGCACAAAGGCGTCCCGTGGGCGCAGCCGCTCGACAACCCGCCCGAGGGCTATCTGTGCGAATACCTCAATTTTGAGCTTACACGGCTTATCCCGTGAGAAAGGATTCTTTATGCCTGAAACTCTGGCAAAAAAATTCGCGGTCAATGTGCTGACCCCGGATGCGTTCAAGAGCATCCCGAAAGGCTCCGGCAATCTGCTTTCCACATTTGATCTTTCCGCTCCCAAAATCGACAGCACCAATGTCGTATGCGCCACGCAGGGAGGCGTGACCATCTCTTACAGCAACAGCATGGAGGATACGCTGGCCGACATCGACAACGCGCCCACCAACACCAAGCAGGGCAATGAGGTCACTGGAACCACCGCCACCATCGCCTTTACCACCCCCAACGCGAGCCCCGATGTGCTCAAGCTGGCTATCGGCACGGCTGACATCGATGCGGACGACCCCACCCATGTGGTCCCCCGCATCGAGGCTGCCCTGAAGGACTACAGGGAGCTGTACTGGGTTGGCCCTATGATCGGCGGAGGCTTTCTGGTTTGCAAAATTTTCAACGCCCTTTCTTCTGGCGGCCTGAGCCTCAAGACGGCTCACCGCGGCGGCGGCTCCATGCAGATCACCCTCACCGGTTACGCTGACCTGGAAAACCCCACTCAGGCTCCCATGGAATTTTATTCGATCGTCAAGGCCCCGACCGGGGACTAAGGAGGACATATGCGCAACATCATCGATCTCGACGGCACCGAATACCTCAAGCGCACCTATGAGTGTGCGCAGGCTTATAAAAAGTACGTGGCAGACTCCGGCGTGATGGACATTCTGGGCCGCGAGCCGGAGCTGACCGGTACAGAGACGGACGCAGAGCGGCTGGAAAAGCGCCGGGCGCAGGCTAACAAAAACGCCGTGGACATGACCAAGCTGCTTTACACGGACAAGGCAGACCTCACCCTCGGCATCCTGCCCCTGTTCGTGGTGCTGGACAAGGACGAAGAGCAGCCGCCTACCCGGGTGCTGGCCTCTGCCATGAGCCGGGCGCTCCTGGATGTGGATTTCATGGATTTTTTTCAGTCCTTGATGTGATCGGCGCGGACGGCTACCGGCGGCTGGTATCCACCATCCGGCTGGATATGCTCCGGCTGCTGGGCAAACCGTACATCATGGAGCATATCCGCGCCGAGGTGCGCAGGCATCAGGAGGCGCAGCTTTTCCGGGACTATGTGGCCGACGCCATCGGGCAGTATCTCGGCATCCAGCCCCTTTACTCCGGGCTTGCATCCAGGCATTTCCCCCTGCTGCACACCAAAGAAGACACCCGCACGGCGGAGCAGATCACCGCCGACAATGCAAAAGCTCTGGCGGAGCTGTGCGGAGGAGGTGAAACGCCCTGAATATCTTTAATCTGGAAGCGACTCTGTCGCTGGATGATTCCGCTTACCGGCAGAGCATCCAAAACGTGCAGAACAGCACCAAAAAAGTTGTCACGGAGCTGGGCTCCGAGTACAGCAAAGCAGCGCAGAAAGTCGCCGAGCTGACAAAGCGATACAACGAATCGGCCGAAAAGACCGGGCGCACCTCTACGCAGACCAAGGAGCTGAAAGCCGCTCTGGCCTCTGCCCGAGCCGAACTGAAAGAGACCACCTCGGCCCTGAAATCAGCCAACGTCGGCATGACGGAGTTTGGCGGGGCATCTGAGACCGCCAGCGGCTCTCTCACCGGAGCCATCACCAAAGCCAACCTGCTTACCGGCGTCATCTCCAAAGTAAGCTCCATGGCCCTGTCTGCGGCCAAGGATTTTATCCAGACCGGTATCCAGTATAACGCCCAGCTGGAAAGCTACACCACCGGCTTTACCAACATGCTGGGCAGCGCTGAGGCGGCCAAAGCGGCCATGGACGCCATTCAGGAGGACGCCGCCCGCACCCCCTTTGATGTGGCGAGCCTGACACAGGCCAATCAGCTGCTCATCAGCGCCGGTGAAAATGCAGGTTACTCCCGCAAGGTCATCATGGCGCTGGGCGACGCTGTTTCGGCTACAGGTGGCGGCAATGCAGAGCTGTCCCGCATGTCGGCAAACTTGCAGCAGATCGCCAACGTGGGCAAGGCGTCCGCCATCGACATCAAGCAGTTTGCCTATGCGGGCATCAATATCTATCAGGTTTTGGCCGACTACACCGGAAAATCGGTGCAGGAAGTCCAGAAGATGACCATCAGCTATGATTTGCTGTCGCAGGCCCTTATCGCGGCCAGCGAAGAGGGCGGACGATATTACAACGCCATGGACACCCAAAGCCAGACCATGAATGGCCGGGTATCCACGTTGAAAGATAACGTGAGCCAGCTGGCGGGTCTTATGACCGGCGACCTGAGCAGCGGAATCGGCATGGTCATCGGCAATCTGAACAATATGGTGGTGGCTGCGCAGGACGCTTACAAAAAGGATGGGTGGAAAGGTCTTGGCGAAGCGATTCTCGGCCTGGACAACCCGATCAGCACCATCATCAGCAGTTTTGGCAGGCTGGGTTCGGCGGCTGTAAGCGCTCTGGATAGAGCCAGTTACGCCCTAAACAAGGCCCTTGGCAAAACCGCCTACTCCGATTATGACAGCTACGAGGATTACCGCACATCAACGGACCAGCAAAACTCCCGCGACCGCCGCCGGCAGGCAGCGCTAAATGGCGTTGGCATCAGCAACAAGAGCTGGTCTGAGCGGCAGGCTGAGCTTGCTGCTGCCGCTGGCACCGGCGGCAGCTCCATCCCCACCGGCGGCAGCGGTGGGAGCTCTTCCGGTGGAAAGTCTGGCTCAAGGTCCACCACCGAAACGGTCATTTCGTCTATCTCAAGAACGGCTACAACTACCGCTCAGAACGCCCTCGGCACCGTGACCACCAGCATCCAGACTCTGAGCGAAAAGGTCAAGGACAGCGCGGGCAGCATCAAAGACCGCATCACCGAGACCACCACCGAGACCGGCAAGGAGATGGTCAACGGCATCGAGACCACCTATAAACAGGTGGAGACCAAGGTCAACGGCGTGGTGACCAAAACCACAAAGACATACGACGATATGTCGAAAACGCTGGCGGCCACCCTGACCCGCACCACCAGAAAGGTAGAGGGCGGCGTGACAACAGCGATCCAGGAGGTCACCAAAAAATACGCCGACGGCTCCGAGCACATCGAAAAGACCGAGACCATCACCGAAGAAAACATCGTCGATGGCGTGGCTCAGACCACCAAAACCATCAACACCTATATCGACGGTGTGCTCCAGAATACCAAGACCGACACCGAAGAGGCCGAAAAAAGCATTCAGGCTGCGCTTTCCCGCACCGAAAAGTATATCTCCGAGATCCAAGGGCAGTCTGACAAAGGCATTTTCGGGCTGGTGAAGTCTCTCTTTACTGACATCAAAAACAAAGACGGCAAGGCCATCGCCGGGGATGTGGTAAAGGTCATTTTCGGACAGGTGACGCAAGAGCAGCGAAACACCATTCTGAAATGGGCAGACGATGCAATGACCGCCATCAATGAGCACTACGCGCAGGGCGGCATTCAGGGGGCGCTGCAGAGCATTGCAGGCCTCTTCAGCAACGGCATCACTCCGGCGGTCAACGGCTCCACCAAAGAGGTGCAGAGCTTTGCCGCCGCCATGAAGGGTCTTTCCGGCACCGGAGGCTCCGGCGGAATCGTCAGCAGCATCCTCAAGCTGTTCGGCGGCGGTACGAAGGCTGCGGCGGCCGCCGGTGAAGCCGGGGCCGGGCAGGCCATTGCGTCTGCAGCGGGCGGAGCGGCCTCCTTCTTCCCGGAGTGCCTTGCTGTGCTGGCCGTCATCGCGGAGGGCGTTGTAGGCTTCAAAATGGGCCAGAACGCCCGCGCCCGCGAGGATTCTGGCGAAGAGCGCTCTTTGGGAAGCAAGCTTCTCTCCGGCGCACTTCTGGCGGCCACCGGCCCTATCGGCTGGATCAGCTACTTCTTCGGTAAAAAGTTTGGCAAAAAGTCCTCGTCTTCGTCTGCTGCGGCAGAAAGCGCCTCGTCTGGCGCCATGAGCTATCTGGACATTCAGGACGCCTACTGGTACGGCAACGAGCGGGCTTTTGCGGGCTACGACTACCGCAGCGACCCCTTTACCTACAACCCCAACAACAATTCCGTCCCCAAATATCAGGCAGAGATACAAGCCCAACTTGCAAAGCTGAGCACCGTAGTGGAGCAGTATCTGCCCGACGTGGCAAATCAGCAGATCGTGCTGGACGATGGTACCATTGTGGGCGCTCTCGCCCCGGGCATGAACGACCAGCTGGGCCATATCCAGATGCTTGCAGAAAGGGGCAACTGAGATGTACGAGATTTTTGCGTATCCCTACGGCGACCCCGAAAACAAGCTGACGGTCTATCAGCCGGGCAACCGGCAGGCTGTAGTGCTGTCGCCCAAGCTTACCCGCGAGGTGAGCAAGGGCGGCAGCCTTACTTTTACCATGCTGCGCACCCACCCCTGCTATGAGTCCATGCAGAAGATGTCCACCGCTGTGGCGGTGCATCAGGACGGCAAGGAGATATGGCGGGGCCGGGTGCTCAGCCACGAAGCCGACTGGCTCAACCGCCGGGTCATCTACTGCGAGGGAGCCCTCAGCTATTTCAATGACAGCTGCATTACCCCTTTCAACTACGAGGGCAAGCTGAGGGATTTTTTAGAATACCTCATCAAAGCCCACAACTCCCAGATCTCCGGCGGCAACGGCTACGAGGAGCAGACCAGCTACGACAAGATGAAAAAGTTTGAGCTGGGCAGGGTGACTGCCGCCCTCGGCGACCTTGTGGTGAGCTACGGCGACCGCAACCAGTACGGCGTGGGTGAGGACTACGGCAGCACCTGGGACATCATCAGCAAAATGGTGCTCAAGACCTACGGTGGCTACGCTTACTGCACCTATAACTCTACCACCGGCATGAACGTGCTCAACTACTGTGACCAGGCATACGAGGCTGACCGGCAGACCGCCCAGAACATCGAATATGGCGTGAATCTGCTGGATTTCACCGAAAAGACCGACACCAACGACCTTTTCACCCGCATCTGGCCGATGGGCAACAAGCACACTGTCGAAGAGACCAAGACCCAGTGGAAGTACAAATTCCTCTGGTTTAAGTGGGGCTCGACTACTGTGACGACCGGCACCCACGAAGAGCGCTACGGCATCAACGGCACGAGCCAGAGCGCCGTTGATAAGTACCTCCCGAAAAAAGGTTACAGCTGGAATCGGGAGTACGGGTGGATCCAGAACGACGAGGCCGTAAAAAAGTTTGGCGTGGTCTCCAAGATCAGGGAGTTTGACACGGACAGCAGCGACGCCACCTTTGCCGCCGCAGTGCAGGACCTGGAAAAGAACGACCTCATGACCATGAGCTATGAGGTCAAGGCCGTTGACCTTGTGGACGCGGGCTATGATACCGAGCGGCTGACCTTTGCCAGCTTTGCCCATATCATCAGCAAGCCCCACAGCATCGACGTGATCATGCTCTGCACCAAGCTGGTGGAGCCGCTCGACCACCCGGAAAAGAAGGAGTACACCTTTGGCATGACCCGGCGCACCCTCACCGACCGGGCCGTGGCAAATCTGGGCGTGACCAACGAGCTCTCCGAAAAGACGGCATCCACCAGCCGGTATGCCAGCGCCACACAGGTGGACACCACGCAGGCGGGCAAGACGGCCAGCGACTTTATCGACTACGCCCCCGCCTCCGGTATGACCGTTGGACACGCCAGCATCACGGCCAACATCCATTTCGGGACGGACGGCCTGACCTTCTCCGGCGTAAAAAACGGCACCGAGCTGCAAAGCTGGTCGGGCTCCACCTTTGCGGCCCAGACCACGAGCACAGACCTCTCCGGCTATGCGGCGGTGCTGCTCACCTACGACGGAGACGCCGCAGCGTGGGCTGCTGCCGGGGGCAGTGGCCGAGCCTTTGCGGTGCTGCCGGTGAACGGCAAGACCTACTCCATCCTCTTCCCCGGCGCTCTGGCCCAGCGGCGGGACGTCACGGCGTCCAAAAGCGGTGTGACCTTTGGCAGCGGATACCGACAGACAGCCTCCGGGGCATGGCAGCGGGACGATACCGCCTGCCTGCCCATGGAGCTGCAGGGCTTTATGTAAAGGAGCGTGATTTTTATGGGCAAGCTCATGGGGGCAAAAATCGGCTCTCTGCACACTTTGGACGACCTCGGCCTTTACCTGTTGGTTGGCAGCCCGCTCATCTCCGGTGCAGAGCCGGACAAAAAGCTTGTGCAAGTGCCGGGCGGCGATTTCCTGCTCGACCTCACCCGGGCTGTTGACGGCAAAGTGCACTACCTCCAGCGCACCATCCGGCTTGACCTTAAATGTAAGGCTCCGTCGGATGAGCGCCGCAAGGTGCAGAGCATCCTCGAAAACGCCTTGCAGGGGCAGTGGCTGCGCTGCGTACTGGACGAGGACCCGGCCAACTTCTGGGTGGGTCTGTGGACGGTGTCGCCCCAGAGCAGAGACCGGCATACCGGCACATTTTCCATCACTGGCACCTGCAATCCCTACAAGTACAATGCCACTGCCTACGCGGGCGCAGATTGGCTGTGGGACGATTTTTATTTTGATGAGGACGTCATCTATGACGAGCCTACGGAGGTAAAGAGCCTGTGAACAAAACTTTCGAAGAAAACATCAACGACATCCGCAAGGCAAAGCGGGGCGTTGAGGTGCGGGAGGCTATGGCTGAGAGCCTTGAGTATGTGGAGGGCTTTGCCTCCACCGCTACCCAAAAGGCAGAGGAGGCCGCATCCAGCGCCAAAACTGCCGCCGAGGCCAAGGAAGCCGCCGCCGCCTCTGCTCAGGCTGCGGAACAGCAGGCAGGCATTGCCACGCAGCAGGCCGAGACTGCCACGCAGCAGGCCGAGGCCGCTGAAAGCTCCAAAGCTGCCGCTGCGGAGTCTGCCAAGCGGGCAGAGGCGGCTGCCAAGGAGACCGAGGGCCGCGTCACCACCGACCCCACCCTCACCATCTCGGGCGCACCCGCAGACGCCAAAGCCACCGGCGACCGCATCAACGCTATCAAAATCGAGACCGACAAGACCCTCACCATCTCCGGCGCTGCTGCGGACGCTGCGGCTGTAGGCAGCATCGTACTGCCCCGGGTGGTGGTGCAGACGGAAGCGGGAAGCACCGTCACCGCAGTCAGCGGGGACAAAAAGGTAACTGGCACGGCCACCGACGGCAGCTTTTCTGCGGCCCTGCCCCACGACGGCGAGTGGGAGGTCACCGCCACGCTCGGCACCGGCGTGGCCACGGAGACAATGCAGGCGGAGTATTGCCGCACCAAGACCCTTACCCTGACCTACTACACCCTGACCGTCACGGTTAAGGCGGGCAGCACCGTCACCGCCCAGTGCGGGGACAAGACCGTCTCCGGCACGGTGCCGGAGAGCGGCAGCATCAAGCTGTATCTGCCCATCGCTGGCACGTGGACGGTAACGGCCACGTTGGGCGACGAGACCGCCGAGGGCAGCTTGGAGGTGAGCGAGTACAAGGACTATCCCCTTGAACTTGCATACACCCACATCTACGGCGCAAGCTGGGACGGCACCAGCACCACCAAGTGGAGCCGCACCGACGAGGCGGCAGACTTTACCGATCCTGTGCCGTATGTCGCGGGCGCAAGCAGCTATGGCAGTCCCTTTGACAACTTACAGCCCTGGGCGGGCATGGTAAAGAGCGAGCGCACCGGCGGCACGATGGTCAGCATCCCGAAATTTTGGTACAAGCTGACCCAAAACGGCAGGGGCATGAGCATTCAGATCGCCGACCGCGCGGTGGAGGGCTACAGCGTCAGCCCCGCCCACATGGACAGAGGCGACGGTCACGGTGAGCGGGACGTGGTGTACATCGGCAGATACCACTGCAACAGCACCTATAAGAGCGGCACCGGCAGCCCCAGGGCGAACATGACCCGCTCTTCGGCCCGCTCCGGCATCCACAATCTCGGCTCAACCATCTGGCAGTGCGATTTTGCTATGAGGTTTACGCTCTGGCTGCTCTATATCGTCGAATTTTGCGACTGGAACAGTCAGGCGAAAATCGGCTATGGATGCGGCAACAACAGCTCTCCGCAGCCGATGGGCTACACCGACAGTATGCCGTACCACACCGGTACGACCCAGAGCAGCCGCACAACCTATGGCTGCGGGACGCAGTACCGCAACATCGAGGGCCTGTGGGATAACGTGTTGGACTGGTGCGATGGCTGCTACAACAACGGCAACGGCCTGAACATCATCCTGAATCCCTCCGAGTTCAGCGACAGCAGCAATGGCACGGCGGTCGGCGTTCCGTCCAATGGCTGGCCGTCCGCATTTAGGGTCAAGACAAACGGCGGCTTCCCGGTGTTTATCCCCACATCCGCGTCCGGTAGTGACACAACGTACTCGTGCGATTACTGGGGCTTCGGCTCGTCGTCCCCGTGCCTCTACGTTGGTGGTGACTGTAGCCACTACTCCGGCTATGGTTTGTTCTGCGTCGGCTACGTCACCGCGTCGGGCTATGACGGGTACGTCGGCTGCCGCCTCCAGGAACTCCCAAATGATTGAGTACACATTATATAAAGAAAGGAGAGCCTGACATGGAGTATGTATTTGGCACAAAGGGCGGCGCTGAAGTTCTCAAGACCGTCGGCGACGCTCACACCGGTCTGACCGGCTACCACCAGCTTGAGCGGGAGTATCCCGACCAGACCATCACCGACAGTTTCCGGGTCATCCGCAAGCTGCGCAGCGCGGAGGACGCGGAGGGGCGCTGCTATGACTGGTACGAGATCGACCGCCACTACCGGATGACCGACAAGACCGGACCCGTGGCGGAGCAGCTGGCAAAGACTGCCGCAGAGATGGAGGACGCCCTGTGTGAGCAGGACATGGAATCACAGGAGCGGCTGGCGACTATCGAGGACTCGCTGTGCGAGCTGGACGCCGCCGTCAACAAGTAAGGAGGATTTCAAAATGGACAAGATCTGGGCAAACAGGTTGGTCGCCGGCACAAAAACATGGGCAGAGATGCCTGCAAGCCGCCGCCCCGGGGTCAAGCGGGAGCTGGCAAAGCGAATAGCCAACGGCGAGATCAGTGAAGAACAGTATAAGGAGATCACGGGGGAGGACTACTACAATGGATAAACTGCTGGAGCTGCTGGAAAAGCTGGTGCGGGCTCTCTTTGGCCCGGGGGACAAGCAGGATGCCGGGGAGGTAAAGCCCGCACCGGAACCTCACGAACCCCCCGGGGCAGAGGCTGTGACCGGCTGGCAGGGCGGGCCACCCTATCGCTTTGTGGATGTGAGCCGGTATCAGGGCCTTATCGACTGGGCGCAGGTGGCGGCGGCGGGCTACAAGGGGGCAATGCTCAAGACCGTGAGCACCAACCGCAAGCTCTCCAAGCGGGCAGACGGCCTGTACATCGACCCGACCTTTGAGACCAACTACCGCAACGCCCGGGCTGCCGGGCTGGATGTGGGCATCTACTACTACACCTACGCCACCAGCGAGGCTATGGCCGATGCAGAGCTTGCCCTTCTGCGGCAGGCGGTGTACGGCAAGGAGCTGACCATGCCTGTGGCGGTGGACGTGGAGGACAACCGTCTGGGCAATCTGGACAAGCAGAGCCTGACTGACCTGACCGCCTATGCTCTGCATGAGGTAGAGCAGATGGGCTTTTACGCCCAGCTGTACACCTACACCAGCTTTGCAAAGGCACATCTCTATGTGGGCGGCGCGGCCCTGCGCCCTTATGACGTCTGGCTGGCCGACTACACCGGCAAAACGCCCAACGTGACGTTTAACTACAACGCTCACCAGCACACCAGCAAGGGCGCTGTGCCGGGCATCTCCGGCGACGTAGACCTCAACGTGACCACCATCAACTACCCCAAAATCATCCGCAAGAAGGGCCTGACCCGTCTCCGGGAGGGCGCATGAGCGAAAAAGAAGCTTTGCTGTGGGTACTGGGCATCCTGGGCAGCCTGTGCGCTGCAGCCATCACCATCGACAAGGTGCTGGAAATTATCCACAAGTACATCAAAAAGGCGCAGGAGCCGGACAACGTGCAGAACAAGCGGCTGGATGAGATGGACAAGCGCATCGGTACCTTGGAGCAGGGCCAGCTTCAGCACACGCAGGCCCTCGCCCGTGACTTGCGCCGCTTTGAAGAAATCGACGAGGTGAGCCGTCTGACCCTCGACGGGGTGCGCAATCTGCTGGACGCGCAGCTGTCCGGCAACAACCGCGAGGGGATGCAGAAGAGCCGCGCCGACATCGACAACTATCTGTTAAAAGGAGTGACCAATCATGGAAGCACTGGCAACTAAGCTTTTTGACCTTATCCCTGCCCCGGTGGCGGCTGTGCTGATGCTGGGCGGCTTTATTTTCTACGCCCTTGGCTGCATACGCCTTGGCTACGGTGCCGCGGTAAAGCCTCTGGTGCTTGACCTCATCGAGCGGGCCGAGCAGGAGATTCAGGGTACCAAGCGGGGCGCAGAGCGCAAGGCGTGGGTCGTCAAGATGCTCCGGGCCGCCCTGAGTACCAGCAAATACGGCAGGCTCATCAGCTGGGCCATCACTGATGAGACCATCGGTGCCGTGATTCAATTTTTCTTTGACCGGGCAAAGGCGGCGCTGCAAAAGCAGTAAGGAGGTTATTATGGCAAGCACTACATACAAGCATTTTGTTGACGCCAACAAAATGTATGCCGCACAAGAGCAATTTCGTGACATCACGAAAATGGTCTGCGCACGTCTTCGCGGCCTCACGAAAACATACCATTTTGCCGTCATTGGCACTATGGTGCGCAACGCCGGACAGCTTCCGCAGCCCTTCTGGCTCGGTGCTGCCTATGGCGGCGGCTCGTGTAGTGCTGCCCGCTGCGCTGCAAGGGCTTGACCGACAGCAGATGACCGCCGCAATCAAAAACGCACCGCTTGGGAGGGTAGACCGAAAGATAGCCTTACTGCGGTACGTTGAGCGGCTTCCGCTGCCGGACATTGCAGCACAGACCCATTACAGCCGGACGGCGATAGGCTACCGGCTGAAAGGCATTGATAAAATACTTAGATAAGGCTTGGATAAGCAAATCCCCCGGTGTTCCGTTTGGAGCATCGGGGGATTTTTTGTTTACTTGAGATATTCCCGCAGCGCCTGCAGGATAAGCTCATTTCGGTTGCACTGCTCTGCATCTATCCGAGCTGCCATCTTTTCGGCGAGCGGACCCGGGATGTAGACCGTAGCCTGCACATCCTTTGTGTCCTCACTTCCGGTGCCAAAGATGGCGTCGCGCTGCTCCTCGCCAAGGTGCTCGAGCACCCAGATTCGCGCGACCTCTTCGGAGAGCGGCACGATCTGCTCGCCGGGGGCCGTCCATCCGTCGCCGCGGCGGACGGCGTACACAGTGGCCGCGTTGCCGGTGCCGTGGATAAACCACTTGCCTGCCTTGGTGCGGTAAAGCGTCTCCTCGCAGTGGGTAAGGCCGGTGTAGTCCTGATCGGACTCCCAGTGGGCGATCTTTTTCGCGGTATCGGTGTCGTAACGAGAGCCGTTGATTATTTTGCGCATGGTATCCTCCGTGTTATCAAAGTTATCGTCGTCTGCGGTTTTGGGCGTGGGAAGCCCGGCCAGCTGCCACCCTTTATAGCTCGATGTCGGGCGTGATCTTAACCGAGTACCCCGGATAGATGTGGCAATCGCCCTAAATCCTTCCGCGATCCTTTTTGCGGCGACGTCCTCCGGGACGTCCTCGTCAAAAAACAGCAGATGATTTTTACGCGCCCAGTCCAGCAGATTGACCGCCTTGTGGGTGTTGCCGTCCGGGTCGATCAGTTGCCAGACAAGAGCCTCACGATTTTGCGGCCCTTTTTGACCTGCGGGCAACTCTAGAGCCGCCGAAGTGCCTATGGATTGCAATGTCTGCATACGTGCCTGGATCTCCGGGTCTGCTGCCCGGCGGGCCTTTGCCTCATCCGACCATGCAGCGTTGTTGATATGACCATTTTTTACCCGTAGGGCAGCGCTGCATTTTTTTGAGCAGCATTGCTGGTTTACGTCACTGGGAGAGGCATAAAAAGGCTTGCCGCAGATAGCGCAGATCTTTTTTAGTGATTTGCCTTTATGGTCGGCAGGCGCCTGATCATAGGGAGGCTGTCTGGAGGGCGTGACGGGCTGCGGGGCGAGTCCGTCTTTCCTGCGCCGTCCTCGCTGGCAGCCGCAGCTCCTTGATATTTTTAAGGAGTTGTAGGACATGATCCTGTCATTGCCGCAAAGAGCGCAATGCACGACGACCATTGTGCATTTATATCCGTTGGGCATGATCTTCGCCGGTGCCGTGCCGACGATGGAGAGATCGCCAAAAGTTTTGCCTATTAACCGGTCGGCAAGCGGCTTTTTGGGCTCTTTAGCCTTTGGCGCCTTGGGCTGCGGAGGCTCTGCAAGCGTCCACCCTTTATAAGTGTGCAGCCCGTGAGGCCTTTCCGGGTGCTTGAGCGCGTACCACAGCATCTGGACGCCCTCGGAGATCCGGGCTGCGGCGTTGTCCGGTGCGGCATCCGGGAAAAACAATTTTACATTGTCCTGGCTCCACTTTGCTAGATCATCGACCTCGTGACGCTTGCCGTCCGGGTCAATGAGCGCCCATGAGTACAACATCACATCACCTCGATGTCATAATCGACGGTGCAGCCGGGGACCACAACATTGCCGTCCTCATCGACGGTGTAGTCGATGTCGCTGTTGGTGCCGTCGGCGTAGCTCTGGGCGTAGTCGGCCAGATACTCGACGTCCTCGACCTTGTAAGCGCCCAGATCGGCGTTGTACTCGAGGCCGCCGACCTCGAAGAAGTCGTTTTCGAAGTCGATGCCGGTGCGGGTGTCGGTCATCTTGATGCTCAGGATCTTGTCACCATCATAAAACTTAGTCATTGTTGTTGTCCTCCTTATAGTTGAGTGTGTAAATTATGCCATGCAGTCACCGTAGCAGTAGGTGTGGCAGCGGGGGCAGAGGCCGCGAATGGCGGTCACGCTGGGGCGGCGAGAGGTACGAGCTGCGGTATATGCGGGACGCTCAAAGGTGCGGATAGCCTTGGTCATGACCTCGATGGTCTTGGTGGCCTTGTCGTAGCTGCCCTCGACGGTCTGGCACTTGCTATACTCTGCCTTGTACTGGCTGTAGTGCATGCGAACGATGCCGGCGGCGACCTTTTTGGCAGCGGTCTTTGCAGCGGCCCAAGCCTGCTTGAGAGCACTTGCAAAAGTGTAGCAGCTGGGAATACGGCTGTGATTGTACTTGTAAGGTGCGACCCACTTGCGGTACATTGCCCAGGCGCTGCTCATGATCTCGTGCAGATTGTAAGCTTTCATCGTTCGTTCCTCCGTTTTGTTTGGGTGTTCCTCTTGACACTCTTATTATAGCATAAATAATTTATTTTATCAACAGTAAATTTGAGAAAATAAATTATTTATGCTATATTTTTTTGTCCTTCGTTGTACCTTCGTTGTCTCTCCCGCCGGGCGGCTCTGCTACACTGGGCGCAAAGGAGGCAAGCGCCAATGTGGAACAAGTTCAGCCCCAACCCCCACGGGAGCAGCGTTGGAGATTGCGCCGTGCGCGCGGTAGCAGCAGCCACTGGGCAGAGCTGGGAGCAGGCCTACATTGGATTGGCGCTGACCGGCTTTGCTCTCGGCGATATGCCCAGCGCCAACCGCACATGGGGCGCATACCTCCAAAAGCACGGATTCAAGCGCCGCCTTGTCGAGGCGGACTGCACCACCTGTTACACCGTGGCAGATTTTGCCCGGGAGTACCCGCGCGGGATCTACGTTTTGGGCTGCTCTGGCCACGTTCTGGCTGTGATCGACGGCGCGTGGTGGGACAGCTGGGATAGCGGCGCAGAATGCCCGATCTACTACTGGTACAAGGAGGACTAAACGATGCCGTACAATCCATATGGCTATCAAATGCCAAACTACTACGGGCAGCCTATGCCTGACCAGCTCACGCAGCTGCGGCAGAATGCCGGGTATCAGCCGCCCATGATGAGCCAACCGACAGGGCAAAGCTCCCCAGCCACGCCTCCGATCATCTGGGTGCAGGGCGAAGAGGGCGCAAAAGCCTATATGGTCGCCGCCGGGAACAGCGTGCTCTTAATGGACAGCGAGAACAGCGCCTTTTACATCAAGAGCACGGACGCAAGCGGAATGCCGCTGCCGCTCAGGGCCTTTGATTACAAGGAGCGCACCACGGCGGCTAAGATGCCCGCTCAGGCCGTCCAACAGCCCGGCGGGGAGTTTGTCACCAGGGCAGAGTTTGACGCCCTGGCAGCCCGCTGTGCAGCGCTGGAAAAGCAGGAGCCCACAAAAACCGAAACGGAGGTCAAGTGATCATGGCAAATCCTCTTTTTAATGCACTGGGCGGCGGCAAAGCATCTTCCACGGCCGGCCCTATGGGCCAGTTCGGCCAGATGATGCAGCAGTTCCAGCAGTTCAAGGCTAATTTTCAGGGCGATCCAAAGCAGGAGGTGCAAAAGCTTCTGCAATCCGGGCGGATGAGCCAAGACCAGCTCAACCAGCTTCAGGCAATGGCTCAGCAGTTCCAGCAGTTTTTACACTAAGTCGTAACCGTGGCCACGGTCGAGATACACTTTTTATCAAAAATTTCGAAAGGAGTACAAAATGTCTCTTTCTTCTGACAACATCGGCTTGACTATGCCGGTGCAGCCCGCCAATACCAACAACGGCAACGGCTTTGGCTTTGGCGGCGATGGTTCGTGGTGGATCATCGTGCTCTTCCTTTTCATCTTCTGCGGCTGGGGCGGTAACTGGGGCGGCAATCGCGCCGGTGCCGGCGCCGGCGTCGTGGATGGCTACATCCTGACCAGCGACTTCGCCAACATCGAACGCAAGATCGATGGCGTAAACAACGGTATGTGTGACGGTTTCTACCAGCAGGCACAGCTCATCAACGGCGTCCAGCAGACCGTGAGTAACGGCTTCATGTCCGCCGAAATCAGCCGTGCAAATCAGCAGGCCGCTTTCATGCAGCAGCTGTTTGCTATGCAGATGCAGGCACAGGATTGCTGCTGCGAGACCCGGTCTGCTATCCAGGGCGTCAACTACAATCTGGCTACCCAGTCCTGCGAGACCCGGAACACCGTGCAGAACGCGACCCGGGACATCGTAGACAACCAGAACCAGAACGCCCGGGCTATCCTGGACGCTCTCACAGCTCAGCGCATCGAGGCAAAGGACGCCAAGATCGCGGAGCAGAGCCAGCAGCTCTTTGCGGCTCAGCTTGCAGCTTCCCAGGCGGCGCAGAATGAGACCCTCAAGGCATACATGAGCGGTCAGCTGGCCTACTACAACCCTCGTCCCGTTCCTGCCTTCCCGGTTCCTGCGCCGTACCAGTACGGTAATTGTGGCACCGGATGCGGCTGTAACGGCTGCGCATAACCAAATAAAGGCAGCTGACTACAATTTGTAGCCTGTTCAGCCCCTGAGCTGATTTTGCAAACCAGAGCGCCGGGGCAGCAGTCTCGGCGTTTTTATTATGAAAGGAGCCGATAAAATGGCTGAATTTAGCAACTCTAACACCGTCAGCGTGGCGGCGGGTGAAAACCTTCCCCTGACCGAAACCGCAGTGAAAGCGCCCGCGTGCATTATGCACCGTGAGGGCAGCGGCCTTGTGACCCTGCGGGGCCTGACAAGCGGACAGTGCCGTGCTCGCTTTAAGGTAAGTTTTGGCGGCAATATCGCCGTTCCCACCGGCGGCACTGTGGGACCCATTTCCGTGGCGCTGGCTGTCGGCGGTGAGTCGCTGACCAGCGCGACCGCGATTGTCACCCCGGCGGCAGTCGAAAATTACTTCAATGTTTTCGTGGCTGCGTTCATCGAGGTGCCGCGTGGCTGCTGCGTGACCGTGGCGGTTAAAAACACCAGTACGCAGGCAGTCAGCATTGCAAACAGCAATCTGATCGTTGAGCGGGTAGCATAAGAAAGGAGATAAAGTCATGCTGGATAAACTGAATCATTTGAAGGATGAGATGTGCGACGAGCTCATGGAGCTGACCGACAAAAAGAATCGCTCTCCGGGCGATGTTGAGATGATCGGCGAGATCGTGGACATCATTTTGGACATTCACCGCATCGAGGATTACTGCGAGGGCGGCGAGTACAGCCGTACAGGCGAGTTGGAAGCCGATATGCGCGGAACCTTCGGCCGTGATGCCGGAAACGGTTACAACCGGGGCAACAGCTATGCCAACCGAGGCCGTCACTATGTTCGTGGGCATTACTCCCGCACGGATGGCCGTGAGCGCATGATCTCTGACATTGAGGACATGATGCAGGACGCCACCGGCGCAGAGCGAGACGCTTACAAACGCGCGGCAGACATTCTGCGCAACGCATAAGGGAGGAGGGCGGCAAGTATGGACATCGACGAGATCAACACCCATATCCACAAGCTGAAATGCGGATCGACGGACTGGCAGAGCGTGGAAAAACTTGCCGCCCTCTGCACCGTGAGGAATGAGCTGGAAGAAAAGCAGGCACCGGCAGAAATGCAGACTCAAGCGCTGCCTCCCGCGTCGTACCCGGCGGCATACTCCACAAAAGCAAATCCGCAAAGCGAGTTCGTGGAAGCGGCCAGCGCCGCGCCCTTTGGAGGCTTGATGGAAGTGCTTGATGAGCACATGAGCGCCATAAAGCTTGCATACCCGAAAGAGTATGAGTTGGTCATGCGGAAGATAACCGCATTGTAAAACGACACAAAATGTGTTATTTTTACATACAGCCAAAACTTGAAAAGTTGAATTTTTAAGTTTAATAAGCTAACGTAAGACTAACAAACTTTGAATTTTTATCGATAAATAGTAAAATAAAACTGATTTGTAATCAGTGGGTTGCAGGTTCAACTCCTGTCACCAGCTCCAAAAAGTCCTACGATATACCGCTGAAAAGCGGCGTGTGTCGTGGGGCTTTTGCTTTTTGGGAAAAGGTACGCAGGACTGTTCAATAAAGAAAAAAAGTGCTATAATACTTATAAGCCTGAAACTTTACACGAAAGGATGGGTGTGTTATGAGTGCAAGAGAATTGGCGAAGAGCTTGATTGACCAAGTGCCGGAAAACAAGCTGCTGTATATTATTGCCTACTTGCAGGGGGCTGCTATTCCGGATGAAAGTGAAACACCGAATGCCGACACGCTGGAAGCCTTTGAAGAACTGGATAACGGCGGCGGTCATACCTACAACGGGCCGGTTGAAAATCTGATTGGCTGCTGATCTACTACCAGACAGATACGGAGTTGTATTTGTACCGCACCGGCACACACGCCGATTTGTTCGGCCTATAAAGGAAACAGGAAAGAGGCCAAGACCTGACAGAATGGGTCTTGGCCTCTTTTTCTGCAAGGTATGCAGAAAAATCATGCCGCCCGGCGGGGCGCGGGTATTGAAACCGGCTCATCACGATGCCGCTGTGGTGTTTGGTGGTGTAGCCCTCTCAGGCGCTTTCGCGCCAAGGCCGGGTTGCGGCTCCCAGCGTCTGCTGCGCTACCGCTTGCATCCTGCTGGCCGCGGCCCCAACAGCGACTCCCTGTTTCCGCCGCTGGCGGCGGTCGTCGCCGTTGCCCCTAGTAGGGGAGCCTCTGGCGAAGAGGCGAAGCTTCACGAAATGCCAAGGCCTCCCCTCGGTAGGGGAGGTGGCATCGCGCAGCGATGACGGAGAGGTTTAATCCACTGCTACATACCCCGCCTTCTCGATGCACCTGCGTCCCTCGTCGGTGTCCAGCCAGT